TTTCAACCAACTGAAGACGATTTAATGTAAAAAAAATAAAAATAGTGAAGGTCATCGGAAGATGACCTTTTTTATTTGACATACGGCCTATTATCAATTATACTTATAAGACAAAAAAACATATAAATATGAGTAATGTATTAGATGCCGTATTGGCGCAGTATGAAAAAACGAAACAACAAGGGGCGGGCCCACAGTTCAAAATGTCACAAGACGAAAGAATGAAAAAGTATTTCGCATTAATCCTTAGTGATAAAGAGAAGTCAGGACAAAGAAGAATTAGAATTCTTCCAACAACAGATGGTTCTTCACCATTTAAAGAAGCTTGGTACCACGAAATTCAAGTTGGTGGACAATGGCAAAAGTTTTATGACCCAGCAAAAAATGACAACGAACGTTCACCTTTAAATGAGGTTTATGAAGAGTTGATGGCTACGGGTAAAGATTCTGATAAAGAATTAGCAAAACAGTATAAGTCTCGTAAGTTTTATATTGTTAAGGTTATTGATAGAGACCACGAAGAAGATGGTCCAAAGTTTTGGAGATTTAAGCACAACTATAAGAATGATGGTATCTTGGATAAAATCATTCCAATTTGGAGAAACAAAGGTGATATTACTGACGCTGAAAAAGGACGTGATCTTATCATTGAGTTAAACAAATCAAAAGCTCCAAATGGTAAAGAGTATACTGCGGTATCAACTATTATGCATGATGACCCAACTTTACTTCACGCAGAAGATGCTCAATTGAAGGCTTGGGTTAATGATGAATTAACTTGGTTGGATGTGTATTCTAAAAAACCTGTTGAATATCTTGAGGCAATTGCTCGTGGAGAAACTCCAAAATGGGATACTGAAAAAGGTGGATATGCTTATGGTGACTCAAGTGAGAGTACAACATCTATGGGAGGAAGTAAGAAATCATCACCTGCTAAAGTGGTTGACCCACAAGAAGATGCTGAAATTGACACAGATTTACCATTCTAAATTATATTGGGTGGAGTTGATACTCCACCCTTTTATTATACTATTATGACATTTAAAGAAGAAATTGAATTACAATCAAGAGATAATAAAACATTATCTTATGAAATATTGAGTCAATTAAAAGATAAGGGATATTTTTCTGGCAGAGCAAAACAAATTGGTGATACGGTTTTATTTGGTATGTTAAAGGAAGAGAGTGAAGATGGTGAATTAGGTCTTAAGTTGATAACTTTTCATGAAGAAGAAATTGGTACCTTATATGAAGAAGATAGTATGTTCTATGGACCAAACAAAATAAATAAGTTACCAAATATTAAAAAAATAGAAAATGGAAAATCTTAAATATCAAAATTGGAGTTTACAAGAACCAGCAATGGAAAATAGATTTATAGTAAAACTTGCTAATACAAATATTCCCGAATATCTTTTTAGGAGTTATGAAATTTATAATGAAGGTGAAGAATTAATTTTCATTACTGAGTTTTGGGAAACAGTTAATTATACATTTAATCCCATAGATTTTTTTAAAATTACAGGAGTAGATATTAGTTATTTAGACCCAACAGGAGTTGAACATAATGGATTAACTTTTGATGTTAAAGGTTCAAACTTTAATAAAGTTGGTTCATATCGTTCAAACGAAATAACAACAATAAAATTAAAATTTGTTGTTGATAAAAATACAGTTAAATTAAAATACGAAAATAATGGCAGCAATTAAGAAAAAAGAAGGTGTTGGAGGGGGATTTAAAGATAAGTTTTCAACAAAGACAAAATATAAAGAAACAAACTACTACAACTGTGGTGAAGCGTTCTTAAGTGCAAGTGGATTGCCAGGTCCTGTTATGGGAGGTATTAATATGTTTTTGGGACATAGTAATAGTTCTAAAACAACCGCTATGATTTTAGCTGCAGCAGATGCTCAAAAGAAAGGTCATTTACCTGTCTTTATAATTACTGAAAAGAAATGGAGTTGGGAACATGCTGTTGAATTGGGATTAGACGCTAAAAAGAACTCGGATGGTGAGTGGGACGGTGACTTCATTTTTAATGATGGGTTTGATTATATTGAACAAGTTACCGACTTCATCAATGAAGTATTGGATGCCCAAGAGAAAGGAGATATACAACAATCTATTTTATTCCTTTGGGATTCAGTTGGTTCTATTCCTTGTAAGATGACCTTTGATGGTAAGGGTGGAAAGCAACATAACGCAGCAACACTTGCAGATAAAATTGGTATGGGGGTTCACTCAAGAATTTCTAAATCAAAGAAAGAAGATTATGCGTATTACAATACTTTGGTAGTTGTTAATCAGCCATGGGTTGCTCTTCCAGACAATCCATTCGGACAACCAACAATCAAAGCAAAAGGTGGAGAAGCTTTATGGTTGGCATCTTCATTAGTATTTCTTTTTGGTAACCAAGCAAGTGCTGGTATCAACCACATTACGGCAACAAAAGGAGGTAGAACTGTAAGATATGCAATTAGAACTAAGATTTCAATTTTAAAGAACCACGTAAATGGTTTAGGATATAATGATGGTAAATTAATTGCAGTTCCTCAAGGTTATATTGGAGATACTAAAGAGGCGTTAGAAATTTATAAGAAGGAATATTCTCAATATTGGAATGGAATTCTTTCTGGTACAGGCGAAATTGTATTAGAAGAATCGGGTGATGATATTACAGAATAGAAACAATTTTACTCACAGATTAAATAAATAAAGTGACCAAAACACTTTTAGTAGACGGTAACAATCTTTTTAAAATAGGCTTTCACGGAGCAAAAGAACTTTTTTACGATGGTAATCATATTGGTGGAGTATATCACTTCATCAATATGCTTCGTAAGTTCTTAGAAGAGCATAATCATGATAAAGTGATTGTGATGTGGGATGGAGAATCTAACTCATCCGCAAGAAAATTAATATATCCCCAATACAAGGCAAATAGAACTCAAACAGGTACTGATGAAATTTATGAGTCATACCTTACTCAAAGAGGTAGGATTAAGGAATATTTGGAAGAAGTATTTGTTAGACAAGTTGAAATTGATAACAATGAAGCAGATGACCTAATTGCATACTATTGTCAGATTGCGAAAGACGAACAAATTATCATCTTCTCAGGTGATAAAGATCTAACCCAATTAATATCAGAAAGAGTAACAATCTATTCACCAGTATCTAAACAATATTATAAGAATGGTGATATGATTACTTTAAACAAGGTTGAAATACCGCATTATAATGTTGCGATATGTAAAATTTTTGTTGGAGATAAGTCAGATAATATTGATGGGATTCAGGGATTAGGGGAGAAAACTTTAGTAAAATTATTCCCTGAAATGCTGTCTAAATCATGCACTATTGACGACCTACTATCTGAGGCTGCCCGAAACATCCCGCAAAACAAACCTATTAAAAGTTTAACAAATATTTTGACTGGTAAGACAAAAAGTGGTATATTTGGAGAAGAGTTTTATATCACAAACAAAAAGATAGTTGATTTGAGTAATCCATTACTAACAGAAGAATCCAAACAATTTGTAGAAGAAGTTTATAATGATACGATTGACCCCACCGATAGGGGTTATAAGAACTTAATGAGAATGATGATGGATGATGGTCTCTTTAAGTATCTTCCCAAGAATGATGAGGCTTGGGTAAATTTCCTCAAACCATTTATGAAGTTAATTAGAAAAGAAAAAAGAAATACAAACAAAAATTAAATTATGAAAGAACAAGACAGCACAAAGATGGAGTTCTTATTGACGTTAAACGACAATATTGTAGTCCAAAGATTTTTCAATGTTAGGGGTTTTAACCCAAGAGCAAAAAACTCTGTAGACCTTTATGAGTATATTAAATCGATCAAGGAAGAGTTACAATATTACCTAAAAATGAAGACGGTTATCTATATGATGGATAATCAAGAAGCGATTAGTCATGACCCAAAAGTTATGGATACATCTTTCACTGATGAGCCAGAAATTTTTAACATTTTTGTTAAGGTTGGGGAGCAGACAATTTGTCATAGAGTTTTTGACGGAAAATTATTTCCACCGAAAGTCCGTTATACGGTTGATGTACGACCATTTTTAAAAGATGTGTTAAGAGAGTTGACTGACATTTTTTCAGAAAGTAAATTAACTTACAAATATTTGGAATTTGACTTAAGTAAGTAAGTATTTAATTAATAGGGGGGAGAATTTAAAACAATTATGAATAAGAATTTTGAATATTTAGGGAACACTTTTCAGTTACAATTATTAAATCAAATAGTGGTTGATAGGGAGTT